TCGAAGGAATGCCTGTTTGTTCGAAGTGGCTCTTCTTTGGAAACTTGTCTGCGTGTTTACTGTGAGGCAGCACTACCTACCTTATCCGTTGATGTAACTTCCGACATTACCTGCGGAACATATTACTGCTTCAATGCAGAATGAGGTGAGAATCAATGATTAACTATTGTCTTTACTATGACCGCAAAGGAACGCTTCTGGCCTATAAGCTTACGGGTGAAAAACCCACTCGTGCATCGAGGTCTGTAGAGCGTTCTCATTTTCTTGATATTCTAGGCCGACACGGGATCAAGGATGATATCACGGAAGATGAAAAGCGAATTGACCCAGAGGCTTTCCAGGCAATTATGGACTTCCTCATGGGGATCATCAAGGAGGTCGTTGAACCACCTCCTGCGACCGCAAGAAAAGGAAACTCGACTACTGCAAGCGAGAAAGGAGAAACTTAAATGAAAGAATTTTGGACCACTATTCAGCTGATCATTACCGCCATCGGTGGCTGGCTCGGTTGGTTCCTGGGAGGATGTGATGGTTTGCTTTACGCGCTGATTGCCTTTGCGGCAGTTGACTATGTTACGGGAGTAATGTGTGCTGTCGTGGATAAGAAGCTTTCCAGTTCGGTGGGCTTCAAGGGCATCTTCCGAAAGGTACTTATCTTCGTCATGGTCGGCATTGCTCATGTCCTGGATGCCCAGGTGATCGGTAACGGCTCCGTTCTTCGGACTGCCGTTATTTTCTTTTATATCTCCAATGAGGGTGTGTCTCTTCTGGAGAATGCAAGCCACCTCGGTCTTCCCGTACCCGAGGCTGTTAAGACTGTCTTGAAACAGCTGCACGATCGCGCAGAGGAGGAAAAGGATGAAACTCATTAAATCTATTCTTACAGAGAACCCCTGCTACAAGGCAGGACGAACCATTAATGTAAAAGGTCTTATGCTGCACTCGGTTGGATGCTCCCAGCCGAGTGCTTCTGTTTTCATCCGGTTATGGAATAAGGCATCGTATAAGAATGCCTGCGTTCACGGCTTCATTGATGCCAATGACGGCACCGTGTACCAGACCTTACCCTGGAATCACCGTGGATGGCATGGTGGCGGATCGAGCAACAACACCCACATCGGTGTTGAGATGTGTGAGCCTGCCTGTATCAAGTACACAGGTGGCGCAAGCTTCACTTGCACTGACAAGCCCGCAGCAATTGCGGCAGCGGAACGCACCTACAGGGCTGCGGTAGAGCTCTTTGCCATGCTCTGCAAGGAGTTCAGCCTCGACCCTCTGGCTGATGGAGTGATCGTTTCTCATAAAGAAGGTCATGCAAGAGGCATTGCCTCCAATCACGGAGATCCCGAGCATCTGTGGAAGCAGCTCGGTATGGGTTACACGATGGACACCTTCCGCAAGGCTGTGAAAGCAGAAATGGATAAGGCGAACCTGGATAATACCCCTGCCGACTGGGCAAGAGAGGGCGTCGAGTGGGCTGTAGCTGAAGGGCTCATGGCTGGTGGCACCAACGGAGATTTAATGCTCCGTTCTCCCATCACCAGAGAGCAGTTCTGCGTCATCCTCAAACGCTACCACGACAAGTTTCATACGAAATGAGCTACGGCCCATCAAGGAAAAATAATCCTTGATGGGCCATTATTTTTTTGCTCTTTTTTTCGGCCAAAATCAGCAAATCTGTCCAGATGGGTCATTGAGGAGAGATCTCCTCGGACAGGAGGACTCATATGACAGACTTGCAAAAGGAAAAAATCATGGCGATGCGCCACCAGGGAGTGCCCTACACGGACATAGCTGAAATGTTGGGCATCCCGGTAAACACAATTAAATCTTACTGCTATCGAAATGGACTCAACACCAAGTCGCTGATGATTGATGTGCGCTTATGTAAGAACTGCGGAAAGCAGATCCAGGGAGAAGAGACCCCCAGACAGAGAGTGTTCTGCTGTGAGAAGTGTAAGGTGAGTTGGTGGAACAAACACCGTACCGGAAGAAAGAGCACTAACATTCTGTCGCACACTTGCCCTGTGTGCGGAAAGAAGTTCACCGCTTATGCCGGGGCCAACCGCAAGTACTGCTCCCAGGCTTGCTACCACGGAAGGAGTGTGGCTGATGAAAAGTGAGATGTTTAATGCTCTTTCCGGCTATAAGGCAGCCATGTCGCAGGCTAAAATCATGCTGTCTAAGGGGCTGATCACCGCCGAAGAATACAGCATAATAGAGACAAAAATGTGCCTTAAATATGGTATCAATTTCTCCAGTTTATATCGCGAAAATGACTGGCTATATACCCCCTTTAGAGGTAATATGTTACCGACCAAGGAGGTGATATCGTGTCAAAAACCATAACAAAAGTTGCTTTTCCACCACGTTTAGAGAGCAAAAAGAGAGTCGCAGCCTATGCCCGTGTTTCGTCCGGTAAGGACGCCATGTTGCACTCCTTGTCCGCCCAGGTCAGCTACTACAATGACCTTATCCAGAGAGAGTCCGGTTGGGAGTTCGTCGGTGTTTATGCTGATGAAGCTATCACCGGCACGAAAGATTCAAGGCCGGACTTTCAAAGGCTGCTCTCTGACTGCCGTGACGGAAAAGTTGATATGGTGATTACGAAATCCATCTCCCGCTTTGCAAGAAATACGGTAACGCTCCTAGAAACCGTTCGTATGCTGAAAGCGTTGGGGGTGGATGTCTTTTTTGAAGAACAGAATATCCATACGATGAGTGCTGACGGAGAGCTCATGCTGACCATCCTGGCTTCCTATGCGCAGGAAGAAAGCCGATCCGCAAGTGAGAACCAGAAATGGCGCATCAAGAAGAACTTTGAAAGCGGAGTGCCCTGGAACGGCAGAATGCTTGGCTATCGAATGCGTGGTGGCCAGTACTATATCATCCCGGAAGAAGCCGTGATCGTGCGCCGGATCTATAAAGAGTACCTTGATGGATGGGGTGTGAATCGCATTGCCAGGGGCTTGAATGATGACGACATTCCAACGATAATGCGTGGCCAAATATGGCATCCACGCACAGTTGCCAAGATCCTCCGTAACTACTGTTACACCGGAAACCTTTATCTTCAGACCACTTTTTGTGAGGACCACATCACAAAGAGGATGGTGCCAAACACCGGACAAAAGCCCCGTTACCTTGCCGAAAATACTCACGAGGCCATTATACCTATAGAGCAATGGCAGGCAGTTCAAAGCGAAATCAACAGGCGGGTAGATGCGTATCCAACCACTGCACCAGCTAAACCGACCTTCTCATATACTGGGCTGATTAAGTGCGCCAAGTGCGGAAAAAACTATCGCCGGAGAACAACTGCAACTCAGAACACTTGGATCTGCGCCACCTTCAATACCAGAGGCAAAAAGTATTGTGCCTCAAAGCAGATACCGGAAAGCATTCTTGATGCTATTGTGGCTGAAGTCACCGATGACATCTCGCACATCACCTACATCGAAGCTGATGATGGTAACACCCTACGCTTCTACCTGGATGATGGAAGCGTTGCAACACGCATCTGGAAAGACCGATCCAGATCAGAGTCCTGGACGGCAGAAAAGAGAGAACTTGCAAGACAAAAAGCACTTGAAAGGAGTAAAGCATTATGGCGAGAGCAGTAACAGTAATACCTGCCACCAAGAACCTATTCACGGCATTGCCAACGGTATCCATTGCCAAACGCAGGGTCGCAGCATACGCTCGTGTTTCAACCGACAGTGATGAGCAGTTCACGAGCTACGAAGCACAGATCGACTACTATACGCAGTACATCATGAAGCGTGATGATTGGGAGTTCGTAAAGGTTTACACAGACGAGGGTATCTCCGGTACCAACACCAAGCATCGTGCCGGATTCAATGAAATGGTGGCAGATGCCCTCGCGGGCAAAATCGACCTCATCGTTACCAAGTCGGTCAGCCGTTTCGCCAGAAACACCGTGGACAGCCTTACCACTGTCCGCAAGCTGAAAGAAAAAGGTGTCGAGGTCTACTTTGAAAAGGAAAACATCTATACCTTTGACAGCAAGGGCGAACTTCTCATCACCATCATGTCCAGCCTTGCCCAGGAAGAAAGCCGTAGCATTTCGGAGAATGTCACCTGGGGTCAACGCAAGCGTTTTGCTGACGGCAAAGTTAGTATGCCTTATAAGCAGTTCCTCGGTTACGATCGTGGAGAAGACGGACAGCCGATCATCAATGAGAAAGAGGCTGAGATTGTCCGTTTGATTTACCGCCTATTCCTACAGGGAAAAACCCCGTCCGGCATCTGCAAGTGCTTGATGGAGCGTGAGATCCCCACACCTGCTGGCAAGAGCAAGTGGAGACAGTCCACCGTTTTGAGCATCCTTCAGAATGAGAAATACAAGGGTGATGCCTTGCTGCAGAAGAAGTTCACCCTGGACTTCATGACAAAGAAGCAAAAGGTCAACGAGGGTGAAGTTCCGCAGTACTATGTTGAGGGCAGCCATCCGGCAATCGTTACTCCGGAAGATTGGGATCTGGTACAGGCAGAGGTTGAAAGACGCCAGAAGCTAGGCCGTTCTTATAGCGGATCGAGCATCTTCGCAAGTAAGCTGATCTGCGGTGATTGCGGTGGTTTCTACGGGCAGAAGGTTTGGCACTCCACGGATGCTTACCGCAGAACAATCTGGCGCTGCAATGGCAAGTTTGACGGCCAGGCCAAATGCGAAACGCCTACCCTCACAGCCGAGGACATACAAGGAAAGTTCATCCAAGCATACAACGAGCTCATGGGTGGCCGAGAGCAATTGCTTGAAGCCTGCGAAGAGATGGTTGCGGTGGTCGGTGATTATTCTGCCCTTGATGCAGAAATCGAAAGCCTCACCGAGGAGATCCAGGTGGTGGCAGAGTTGGTGAGCCAGTGCATCAAA